CTCCATTTGTTTATTGTTATAATCTCTAACAATCATTCTAATTGCTAGTTTGTTTTCATCTTTAAGAGTATTAAATAATATTTCTGTTAACTCTCTAATAGATAAATCTTTTTTTTGTATTTTCTTATTCATTAATAGTTTGGATTAAGATAAGGTATATCTTCCTCAATTAATTCTATGCTTGACCTTAAACTTTCTAATTGTTGTTTATAAATTTGATTATCTTTATTATCAAAAATTAAATCTCTTTTTCTTTCAATCAATTCAAGTAATACTTCAACAGATTTTTTGTACTCATCTTGTTTTATTTTATAGTCTTGCATATTATTTCTCCTCTATTTTTTTTGTGCATAACTTTAATTTATTATACCACTCATTGCCTAGTGATATTGTTGTCGCATGATCATTATTATTTTTTGCTTTATAATACTTGTTTGAAATCTCGTTCATTTCATTCATGTATTTTTCTATTTGTTTTTCTTTTTGTTCTCGTTGTTGTTGTTTGATTGCTTCATGTCTTTTTGCTTTGTTCTCAGTTCTAACTAAATCTAATGCGTCAAAATCTATAGCCATGTTATTCCTCTCTTTCTTTATTCCATTGTTTTATTTCATTAATATAATCTTGCTTTGTTATCTCTCCATTTAAAATCTTAACCATGTCTTTTAACAAATCCTCTTTAGTTGTTAATTCTGGTTGACAATAAATGTCGTAATAACAATCTCCTATTGATTGATAATCTAATTTAGTATGCTTTGTCATCTATTCCTCGCTTTCTATTTTTTCTGATCCTTTAACTTCAATGATATAATAATCATCTGGGTTTGGTCTGGGTTTATCTATTGTGTATTCCTCTTTTTCATTTGCATTATTAAACAAGCCATAAGTAATAGCATTGTCTAAATCTTTTTTTCTTACATATAGAAAACCTTGATCGTGGTTTTTAATTGGTTTGTTATTGTGCATTATTCCCCTTTGTTTTACGTTATTATTAATACTATCATCACAAATAAAAGTATTACATAGCAATAAAAATTAATACTTGTCATGATGTCGCACTTTCTTTTAATTGTTTTTTAAACTCTCTTAAACTCTTAGCATTTGATTTGTGCAAGTGATCAAATATTATATAAAAAAATGGGTTTATATCCGAACAGGACCACCCAAACCGATCACTAGCTTTTTGAATTAAGTTTAAATATGTATCTTTCCAATTATTCATTTAAACCCCTAACTTTATTTCTTAAATCAATTAATTCTAATGATAATTCAAGATTTAATTTTAATGATTGATTTAATTTTTTATTTGTCGATCTAACATAGTGATCAATATGCATATCGCCTATAGACAGAAATTTCTTTTTACTTTCTGAATAATACTTTATTTTTTTAAAACTCTTTAAAGTATCTGACGCAATTTCCCTGTTATCAATTACTTTTTGTATTTTTACTATTTCATTTAATGTCATTATTGGACCCTCTCAATTATGTTATTTTTAATTGTAATTTTTGCGAACCATTTACGATCAACATCGCAACCAATCACAACCCCGTCTGCTTTGTACTCATCCTTAAACATATTAGTTTCCGAATAATCTAGCTCGGACCCTATATTGTTTTTAAGCTCTTTTTTTGTTTTATAGTGTACTTGTATTGTCATATTTTCCCCTTGTTATTGTTTATTTAATATCAACTACAAACCCCGAATAATTTCTTTGTAATTTTCCGGTATCTTCATCTAAAGTTAATTTTTCTTTAAGACCTACAACAACGTTCTTTTTATCTAAAAATCTTAGATCGTGTAAATCTCCATTTATAACTTTAAAACCTTTATATTTTGCCGGTATCTTGTCTCTAAATACAACAGCAATATTGCCACCGGCTTTTAAAACTTGAGTAGCCTTTAAATCATTTTTTTCATTACGACTAAACGTCAAATGATAATTAGCCGGTAATTGACCCTTTAAATATTTAATCATACGATTAAAATGCTTTGTATAATCGTAAAATTGTACGTTTGGGAAATTTTGCATAAATGAAAATTTTTGCTTTTCAAACATAACATCGCTAGTAGTATTTAATCTAATGACCGGTTTTAAATTATGCTTTTTGCAATAAATCTCATGGTTTCGAATTTCTCTAGTTGCCATTGATATAAATCTTGCTGTATCTTTAAACAATAAAAGAGTTCTATTAACTCGACCTAGTGTTTTTTGTGGCATATGGACCGGGTTTCCTGCTTCATGTAAACAAGCGTCAGTACAACCCTCGGACCTACTTGCACAAGTTTCGAAACCAGAAATTTTTGCCGGTGCTAAATTTAAACGCTTAATTAGATATTGATCTAAATCTTTTATATGTTTATTTTTATCTGTTTTAGGGTTGCCGTCTGTAAACATTAATTTAGTCAACGTTTTATAAGTGGGTTTTGTTTTTTGTAATGTCATATTTTCCTTTTTGTTTTTATTTATGATTATACTATCATTAAGTTTTTATAATTGGTCATATTGTCGCATATTAAATGCTCCATAAATGCAAGATATAAAGCATTAAACAGCTAAAAAAAACTGTACTAAATATAAAAAATATAGAACCCCATAATAAGTTTTTATTCATTTAATAACCTAACCAATTTTTAAGATCCTTTAATTTATAATCTTTTTTTGTACCTAATTGATTAAAAAAATCATAAATTTCGTTTAAGTTTCCATGTTGTTTTATAATTAAAATTGCTTTTTCTAATGTTATTGTTTCCATTATTTCCCCCTCTCAAATGTTATTTTTGGCTCTAATTCTTTTTTTAGTTTTGGATATTCACAACTAAAATCAACATCATTATTAATAAGATCTTTTATATCTTTATCGTAATAATTGGGAATATGATTTCCAACTTCTAACAAATCATTAACTGGATAATTAAAAACCTCAACCATGTTATGAAGTTTGATATTAACAAATAAAAATTTATCTTTTTTGTAAATATCTTTTTTAGTTATATTAAGATCATGTATATCGCTTAACGCTTTAGTTATTACATCATAGCTTTTTATCATTTTTTATTTCCTTTTTTTTGTTTTTTTTAAATTGGTATCAAATGAGTTAATTTATTATATGTGCATAATGTCGCATATAGTTTAGAATAGTTCTAAGGTTTATTGTTAATGGTTTAAAATTATAGAGGGTTTAAAATTATAGAGGGTTAATATTAGAGTTAATAAATTTATGAGTGTTAAAAGATAAAGTGTTAATAAAGTTGCTATCCTAATATATCAAGCCGTCAAATTTTTTTATGCGATATAACAAACGGGTCAACAATACTGACCTATATATTTCCGATAATTAATAGTTATAGGAATTACTATTAATAATCATAAGTTATCATTAGTAATATTTTACAGCTAGATTGCTTTTTTTTGATCTTGACCCCCGGGTATACCCCCAAATGCACCCACCGATTATTATATATATATACATCGAACTCCAGGACACCTTTACACAGACACCTTTATACACACCCACAGCTTTTACTTTTAATAAACTTAAAATAAACTATATGTGGTATATGAACTATTTTTCATCAGAAGATCTAGATTGTGTTTGCTTTATTGAAGAGAAATCTAACAATGTAGTAATTAAATTCTTTGGTATGCCTAACAATGAGTCTGCAGAACTATTTACATCTTACATTATGATGAAGCTAGGATTTGAGTACATACCTTTTAATGGAGATAATCACAGTAAATCAATTCATTAGTTATGGATATTAAGATACCCTATACTCCAAGAAAGCACCAAGCTCACTTACATAGACAAATAGATAAGCATAGATGGAATGTGCTAGTATGTCACAGAAGGTTTGGAAAGACAGTATGTATGATTAATCATCTAATTAGGTCAGCATTACTGTCCAAACTCAAGAACCCTAGATTTGCTTACATTGCTCCAACCTTCAAACAAGCTAAAAGTATTGCATGGGATTACATGAAACAATTTACCGCCAAGATACCCCACACTAAATTTAACGAAACAGAACTAAGAGTAGATTTGCCAAATGGTTCTCGTATCACTTTGCTAGGCTCAGAATCGCCAGATGGATTAAGAGGGATTTACCTTGACGGATGTGTGATTGATGAATATGCAAACGTCAACAGTAAGCTATTCCCAGAAATCATTAGACCAGCAT